GACAATGCTTTTATAAACAGAAGAAATAATATTAATCATGACTGTGAATGTGAACCAGGAGAAACACGTCATAAATCTTGTTTTAAAGGTCCATCAGGTCCCCGTGGTCCGCGTGGACATCATGGTCCATCTGGTCCAAAGGGTTTGAGTATTTCTGGTCCATCTGGTCCATCAGGTTCAATGGGTTTAAGTATTTCAGGGCCATCAGGTTCGTCTGGTCTAAGTATATCAGGTCCATCAGGTCCATTAGGTCCATTAGGTCCATCTGGTGCAAACAGTACCGTTCCTGGTCCATCAGGTTCAACAGGACCATCTGGTCTAAGTATTTCAGGTCCATCAGGTCCATCAGGTCCATTAGGTCCATCAGGTCTAAGTATATCAGGTCCATCAGGTCTAAGTATATCAGGTCCATCAGGTCCATCAGGTCCATCAGGTCCATCAGGTCAACCGGGTATGGATAGCACTGTCCCTGGTCCATCAGGTCCATCTGGTTCGTCTGGATCACCTGGCGGTATTTTTGGTGGTGCTTATTTTTATGATGAAAGTGATTACACTTTAGTCGCTGGTACTGTAAATAATCATACTACTGCAAATGTAGTTTTTAACCAAGGAGGGACTCAATTCGGTAATAGCGGTATCACAGTTAATACCACAACAGATGGTACTCAATTTACGTTGGCTGCTGGAACATATTCAATAGATTGGCTAGTAAGAGGTACACCAGCTAGTAATGTACCTCTTATTTTTTCTATCCTTCCTTATTCTCTACCTGGAAACTTTCAAGGATTAACAATTTCATCTGGAAATAATAGTGCAGCAGGTGAAATAGTTGTTGCAACTGGTTCTGTATTATTTACTCCCAATGTTACTCTTACCATTGTACTTCATAATGAAAGTGGAGTTAGTATTTCAGATCCAGGAGTTGTTGGAGTACCAGACTATATATTTGGAGTCAATAGAACAATAAAATTTTTGAAACTTGCATAAATAAAAAATAAATAAAATTAAACTTTATATTTGTCTATTCCTGATTCCTTAATTATACAAATATGGTCTAAATCTCTAAAATATTCATTATAATCTAGGGCATATCCAACAACGAAATAATCGGGAATCAAAAACCCAACATGATCTGGTTTAAAATCGTTCCGTTTGGGAGTTTTTTTAACTAGCAATGTAACGAATTTTACACTATTAGGATTATATTTTTTAATTTCTTCAGTTAATGCTACAGCACTTTTTCCTGTATCAACAATGTCCTCGACAATTATAATATTTTTTCCCTGAATCGTACTTAAATCCATTCCAGATATTTGTACAGAACCGGTTGATTTATCGTTTGTATAGCTCTTCAATCTTACAAATTCAAACGATATTTGAACAGGTTTATTAGTACTTATGACCAATTTTTTTACTACATCAAGTAGATTAGAAAAGAATTGAAAACCACCTTTCAACACACAAATAAATAATAATGATTGTTCATTGTTATTTTCTATAATATCATGAGCAATTTTTGATATCCGATCAAGAATCAATCCATGGGGTATTAGTACTGATTCTAAATCGTTTTTATAGTGTGGTGGAATATCAAAACATTCTAAGTTTAATGCATTATTTACATTTATATTGACGTGTACTGGCAACATATCATCATTGTGATTCGACATATGAAGTATTTTATTATTTGTATTATATAAATATTTATTAATAAAATGAATATTAAACAGTATTTAGCTAAAGAATTTTTCAATTTTATTTATATCTTGTTTTATCTTATAATTATAATATTATTATAAGATAATGACTGAACAACAACAAGAAGAGTATGCGTCTTTAGTTCAGGAAAATATCAGAGAATTAAAAAATGATAAAGAAAAACTCACAAGTATAAACGTTACAATCGATGATTTTTTTCGAGGATATAATGTCGTACCATTACTTGTTGGTACTATGATTGGTACGGCTCTAGTTTATATAGTAAAGAATTTTTCTGATGATATTATTGGTCCCTTATTGCATACATTTATTTTCAATAATACAACTTACATTAAACTTGGCGAGACACAATTTAATATTGAACATATTGTTTCTAATTGCGTTTTTGCAATTTTATCTATCGTTGTTTTATATTTATTCCTCATACTATTTTTGAAAAAAAATATTCAAATTACAATTTTAAATCAGAAAAATGATGAAATCAATAAACAAAATACTTTATTAAATACATCAAGATATCAACAATCTAGTATTACATTATTGTCAAAAATTAAAAAATTATTAGAAGAAGATAGTATTGATAAAAATAAATCAGAGAAATACATTAAATATTTAGAAGAATCTACGTAAATTCTATAATTGCCTTCAAAATTTGTGTCGCTGATTCTTCCGGAGACATACCTCCTATCCCAGTACCTAAACACCGACAGCATATAATTAACTTGTCATCCATGTTCCTTAATTTGTTTAATATAGCCTTAAATGCATTGTATACATTGTCTGTATAACAAATATTTTTTGGTAAAAACATTGTAGGTGCAATTAGTAATAATGAATTGTTGTGTGAATCCAATACAACAATTTCACACGAACCGACAGGTATATATTTTTTTCCAATTGAATCTTTGTAATTTAGAGAATTTATTTTATTTATGACATTTTTTTGTACTTCCGGATATAATTTTACAATTTCTTTATCTATTCCCCCAGTCATTATTCCATAAGAATTTGCCGGTGAAATTAAACCCTTTACATTATATTTCATCATTATATTTTTTAATTCTCCATGATGAAAACTTGTATTATTTATTCCGCCAAGAATATCTAAATATTTATTTATTTTACTTTTATCGTAATCAAAAAATAAAATATGTGGTAATTTAATATTTTCTTTTGATGTCATCACAAATAATATTATATGTGATTATAATAATAAAAATTTTTAATTTATTTTATTAATCGTCAATTCTTATAAAAAATTTATTACTGGTATGCGACTACAAAGGAAACATCATATCCACCGTAAGGAATTGTCTGTGATGAACCTGTGTTATTGGTATAAGAAACTATAACGTTAATCAAATTAGTTGAAACTGTTGTGACAGTTGCTGAAAGAGACCATCCAGTCGGAATTGGAAGAATCAATGGTTCTGTTGTTTTAAGAGCCGATACACCATTTGCAGTTTCACCAGAAGTAGCAGGATTGACTCCTACAACATTGTTAAATGTCCAAGAAATAGAAGAACCATTTGGAACACTTGTTGAACCATAAGAGTGCACTAATGCTGATACCAAGACTGAATTATAAACGGTGGCTGTCAAAGCTGTTGATGTTGGTCCAAAAATTGACAAAACATTTACATTTGGTGGATAAGTGTTTATAGCTCGATTTGGAACATAAATATTTCCTGAATTATCAGCATCGAATCCGTTTGTTGCGAAACCAGATCCACAATTCAAAGTGTATTGAAGAATTGGAGCTTCAGGTATTGATGCATTATAAACGTTGTATCCACCAGTGCTATTTCCAACATAAGCAATTGGAGATCTGAATACTACATTTACTGCACCAAATCCAAAGTTTCCACCTAGAGGAGCTTGTAATGTTGTAACTATATATGGATTAATTGGTGCAGCAATATCTACAATCCAGAGATTGGGACCATTAAATTGACAAATATACAAAGTATTTCCGTTAGGATGGAGTGCTATATATCCAGGTTCATTAGGTAATGCCAAAGTAGTTACCAATGTTGGATTGCTTGGGACATCATTAACTGTAAGTGCATAAACTGCCAATCTTTGATTTGTATAATCTGAAACGTACGCATAATTTCCAGAAACACAAACTCCTATCAATGCACTCGATACAGCCACTGTATACGTAGTTGAAATAGAAAATGGAGATGCTATAAAATTAATTACATATAAATTACCACTGGTTTCGCTAGCTAAATAAACTGTGGCTCCAGTTACAGTCGGAACGGCAAAAAGTCCACCTGCGTCTCCTGTATCCGGTTTGAATGTTTGGCTAACTGTTGTAATTGTTGGTAAAGTACTTAGATTAAAAACGTATAAATAGCCACTGTTTGTTCCGACAAAGTAATAGTTTCCAGAAATTACACCCATAATTGGTCCATTATTGGCACCACCCGGTGAATTAATAATTGTAGTTCCTACACCTGGTGAAATATAGGTTGGACTTGCACTATTACTGACATCCACTGCAGCAACGGAACCAGGATTTTGATTAAATGTCAACATAGCGTATTGAGGACTTGAAGCAGAGACTAAAAGTACTTGATTCATTTTATTTATTTCATTAGAAGAATAACTACTTGATGGTCCGGTTACTGATCCTAAAAGTGACATTCCGTTTTGTGTGACAATAATTGCATTAGATCCATTAACACCACCAGCTGAGCCTGATGGACCTGATGGACCTGATGAACCGTTTGATCCTTGTTGACCCGATGGACCTGATGGACCTATTGCACCGTCATTTCCTGCTGGACCAGATGGACCGTCTGAACCGTCATTACCTGCCGGACCAGATGGACCGTCTGAACCGTCATTACCTGCCGGACCAGATGGACCTGATACACCGTCTGAACCGTCATTACCTGCCGGACCAGATGGACCGGATGGCCCTGATGGACATTGCGGACATTCTGATGAGCACGAGCACGGTAGACATGGTAGACATCCTGATGTGCAAGATAGTCCTGATGGACCCGATGGACAGCATTCGCCGTTTAAATATTGTGTACAGTTATAATTATAATTATTAACTACAGTATACTTGTCTGAATTCATGGTATTATAAATCTATATTTGAAAATTATTAAAAATCTGAAGATAATATTTTATAATTGATGGAATAAATATATTGATGAAAATAAGACAATTTGGATTAATAGTAGGTTACAATAAATGCCACCATGAAATTATTTACAATAGTAACCATAACACCTGTATTATTTGTATATGATACAGTGACATTTACTGTATTGGGAAACGATCCAGCTGTAATAGTTCCGCTTAAATTCCATACATTTGGCAAAATGGCTGTGCCTGTTATAGGCGAAGTTGACGGAAAAATAATAGGAAGACTGGTCGATAATGCTATAACATTAACAGTAGGTGTACCAGTCGGAGGAACCCCAGCGATATTGTTAAATGCAAAAGTTAACATTCCTCCCACAGGAATTGTTGTTAAAGATAGATTTGTGTATATACCTGAAACAATAACCGAATTTACGAGAACAGATGGTGGCATTGAATATGATTGAGGTAATAAACTGAAAATTTCGAATATATTACCATTAGCTGGAGTGGTATTTTGACTTCTATTTGTAACATAAATATTTCCCAATCCATCAACATCAAAACCATTTGTTGCTATTAAAGATGTGGTCATATTCGTTAATGCCGATGTATCAATATTATATATTAAGTTGGGACTGGTTGATGTACCGGTGTTTGATATATCATAAACATCATAAAATCCAGTTCCGGATCCAGTATATAAATATGTTACAGAACCAACTGTTTTTACTTGTGCTAAAACATTTTGTGTTCCAAAATTTCCTAATCCTGGTGCCAATAATGTTGTAGATAAAGTTGGAGAAGTTTGTGTACTTATATTTATAATCCACATTTGTGGTCCTCCAAATTGTTCTATATATAAAGTTGGTGGAGATGTGATAGAGTTTATAGTAATTTGACCTGGATTTGGTGAACTTGTCATTACTTCAGACGGTATAGTTTCAGTTTCTGAAAAGTTTATATAATACGTTCCTACTCCACCAGTTCCTGTTCCAAAACCAATTATATAAGTATTTGTTAAAAATATTTCTGTTCCTGTTATTGTCGTTCCAAGATATAACGTTCCTGAAGTTATTGAAGATACAGTCAAGACATTGTTGGAAATTGATCCCGTAAAACTTGATGGGTTTAATGATAATGAATTTATAAACCAACTTGTTGTACTTGCTACACCAGTACCTATCATTAAATTTGGATTGGTAATTGTGGAACTTGCTAAAGGATTAATTGTATATGTTCCGATTCCTCCGCTTCCTGTAACAAAGGCAGTGATTGTTGTTATTGCTCCAGTTGTTGTTAATCCAGAACCGGCAATCGTCATGTTCAAAACAATAGTTCCCGATATAACACTAGTTACTGTCAATGTTGTCGATGATACTGTTCCATAAAATATAACTTGATTTGTTTGTGTATTTAAAACAGTAAGTGAATTACCACTTGTATTTGAAAGATATGTATAACCGTTGTAGTTTCCAACTCCATTTAGATTAGTGCTAGAACTATTTAAACTACCTAATATTTGTATATATGAACCAGTCATTGTTTGTGATGTAAATGATCCAGTTATCGTTGTTGATGCTACTGTTTGAGAAATATTTATGATATAGGTTCCTGTTCCTCCCGTTCCAGTTCCAAGCGCTGTTATAACTGTTCCTGCAGTAACACCTGTCCCGGTTATTGTCATATTTATGCCTAGTGCCCCAGATGTGATTGCAGTAATTGTCAATGTTGTTCCTGAAATCGACCCTGTAAAACTATAACCTGTTAAAAGTGTATAAACACCAGCTCCACCATATGTTCCGCTTGTAAAACCTGTGATTGTATTTGTTGAGGTACCATTTATAGTTAATGCCATCCCAATGTATACCGGTGCAGATGGTGTTCCAGTGACGGTTAGTGTAGTTCCAGAAATAGAAGCAGTAAAAACAGATGCAAAGAAAACATACTGATAAAATGTACCACTTTGACTTGCATAATATATTGTGTAAAAATTATAGGTTGAATTATAAATAACATCAATGGCACCAATTTGACTACCATCTGGTTTAATATTTGTTGTTAAAAATTGTAGATTTGGTGTTATGGTATCAACACGAACCACTTGAATAAACGTACTATTGCCACCAAAAAAGAAATAATTGTTAACAAGTTTTCCGTTTATTGGGCCATTGAGTGCTACTGATGGTGCATTTACAATTGTATTTGTGTAAAAATTACCATTGTTACCAGGAAAAACAAAGGATGGAGTCGCTGTATTAGATACATTTACTAATCCTATACTACCTGGATTTTGATTAAAAACTTGTAATGCGTAAGATGAAGATGGTATTAAGACTGTTTGATCACATTTATCAGTTACAATATTTGTAAATAATCCGTAAGGACCAACTAACGCACCTAATAAAGATCCGGCAGAATTTTCAAGTTGTGATTGTGATGAAGCAGATGTACCAGACGGTCCCGATGGCCCCGATGCCCCTGATGGACCCGATGGACCTGATGCCCCTGATGGACCGTCATTTCCCGATGGACCTGATGCCCCTGATGGACCGTCATTACCCGATGGCCCTGATGGACCGTCATTACCCGATGGCCCTGATGGACCGTCATTACCCGATGGCCCTGATGGACCTTCATTACCCGAT